TTGCCTAATGGCCGTCAATAACACGCACAAACAATATGACGCTTACCGCTGGCGCTGGCGGCGTTGCCGTGACGTGATCGCGGGCCGCGATTCCGTGTTGCAGAATGGCCGCCAAGGGCAGCGGTTTCAGGGCAGCCTTTATGATCCGGTCTTCACACAAGAGATTTATTTGCCGCGCCTTAGCGGGCAGTCGGAATCTGAATATCGCACCTATGCCGAACGTGCTGCATTCTTCAACGCCAGCGGGCGCACGTTGGACGCACTGACCGGCCTCATCTTTGCCAAAAATCCGCAGATGGAATTGCCGCCCGCGATTGATCGCTTCACCAACGACATCACGCTGTCCGGTGATAACTTGCGCGAGTTTAGCGAACAGGTGGTTGAAGAACAGACCGCCGTGGGCCGTGTTGGCATCATGGTGGATTATCCCGCCGATGTGCCGACGAACCTTTCCGTGGCCGCCGCAGAGGCGCTTAACATCCGGCCATTCATGCGGCTGTATAAAGCCGAAACCATCCTGAATTGGCGCACGGCGAATGTCGGCGGTGTCAAAATCTTGACGATGGTTGTGCTGCAAGAAACGCATGACGTGCCAGAAGATGACTTCACCACGCAAGAGGTGACGCGGTATCGCGTTCTTGACCTGACAGAGCAAGGTTATCGCGTTCGCTTGATGACGCAACAGGGCGAGACGGTTTCCGAAACATATCCGCTTATGCGTGGCCAGCCGATGCGGCGGATTCCGTTTATTGTGCTGGGCGCGAATAGCTCTGGAACGGACGTGCAAAAGCCGCCGCTGCTTGACCTGATTGATGCCAACATCGCGCACTATCGCAACAGCGCCGACTATGAGCATGGCTTGCACTTCACCGGCTTGCCGACGCCTTATGTGGCTGGCGTCCAGCTTGACGAAGGCCAGACGCTGAACCTGGGCAGCAAAACGGCTTGGGTGTTTCCCGATCCGTCTGCCAAGGCATCGTTCTTGGAGTTTACCGGCCAAGGCTTGTCCACGATCCGCGAGGCCATGAAGGACAAAGAAACCCGCATGGCCAGCTTGGGCGCGCGTTTCTTGGCTGATGACAAGCGCAGCGGTGAGGCGTTCCAGACGCTTGAACTTCGCACTAGCGGCGAACGGTCAACGCTGGCCAGCATTGCCCGCGCGGCATCGGATGCGCTGTCAAAGGCGCTTAACATCATGGCGGCTTGGGTGGGCGCACCCGAAACGGCGCGCTATGATCTGAACACCGAATATGTTTCCAGCACTATGTCACCACAAATGTTGCAACAGCTAGTGATGGCCTATCAGACCGGCGCAATGCCGTTGTCTGTGCTGTTCCAGAACATGCAGAAGGGTGAGATTGTTTCGGACGCCATGACGTTTGACGCCTATCAAGCCCAGCTTGAAGATGCCGGGCCAAGCATGGCGAACGACGATGATGAAGATGATGCACCGCCGATTGAAAGCGGGACATTGGCGGCAATCAGGGCGCGGCTTGGGCTGTAATGGAACCGGAGATCATCGCAAGTTTGGTCGAGGCTGTTGCCGCGCTGAATCGGCGCGTCAATGATCTGGGCAGCTTTGAATTGATCGCAGGGCCGCAAGGCCCAGCCGGTGAGAATGGTGAGCCTGGCCCGCCGCCGACTGATGAGGCGATCCGCGATGCCGCTACGGCTTGGCTGTCGGCTAACATCACACAGCCCGCCGATGGGCAGCCTGGCGCAGAAGGCCCGCAGGGGCCGCAAGGTGAGATTGGCCCGCAAGGGCCGCAAGGCCGCCCGCCAACAGAACAGGAGATTGAACTTGCCGTCTCTATCTGGATGGAAGCAAACCGCGCGGGATTGCGTGGAACTGATGGCCGCAGTGGTAATGACGGCGCTGATGGCCGTGATGGTGCTGATGGTCGGCCTGGCCCTGCTGGCCCTGTTGGCCCTACTGGCGCTGCGGGAATTGGCATTGCGCTGGTGGAACAGCGTGACGAAGGATCGTTCTGGATCACGCTAGAAGATGGCCGCGAATTTGAAATTGAACTGCCCAAGGCAGCCACGCAAATCATAACGGGCGGCGGTGGCAAAGACTTGCCGGCCTATATCAGCGCAGACAGTGAGCAAAATCAAACGGCGCTGGCCAATGTCGCAACGCCTATGCGCTTTGAGCATGTAATCGAGGGCGTTCGCATTACGATCACCGATGACGTGAAGGTAACATTCTCACAGCCGGGCATTTACAATATCCAATTCAGCGCGCAGTTGATCAACAAACACAATCAAGAGCATAATGTTAGCATTTGGCTGGCGCGTGATGGCACAAACGAGCCTGATAGCTGCACTGACATCACGGTGCCGGCAAGGCATGGCAGCGATGACGGCGCAGCGGTTGCGGCGTGGAATTTCTTTTATCGCGCCAGTGCAGGCGAATATTTCCGGCTGTTGTGGTCAACGCCAAACACGCAGGTTTCGCTTGAAACTTTGCCAGCGCGGATCACCCCGACGCGGCCTAGAACGCCGGCTGTTATCTTGACCGTTCATCGGGTGGCACCGTGAACGCCGCCGACCGCTTGGCCGATCTTTATACGATCCGCCAGCTAATCATTAACCGGCTGGCGGCTGGTGAACAGGCGCGGCTAAATCGCCAGTTGCTTGATGTGTCGCGCGAAATTGAAAAGCGCATCAAGACCGGCAAGCCGCTAACCAGCTTTCAGGGCAAGCGGCTGGATCGCGCCATTGCTGACTTGCAAAAGCTGGTGAAGATCACGCAACCGAATCTAGGCGAATTGGCGGCGCTAGAGGCTGGCTTTGCCCGGCAAGCGTTTGCCACTATTTCCATTGATGCCGTGTTGCCTGGCGCTTCTGTGATCGACCGGATCGCCAGCACAAGCCTGGTGCAAGGCGCGACGATGGGCCAATGGTTCCGCCGCATCCGCGATCAAATCGCTTTTGACATTGAGCGAGCCGTTAAGACCGGCGTTGCGCTTGGCGACACCAATGAGCAGATTGCCCGATCAATTGTTGGCGACGGAATGCGCGGGCCGGAAGCGTTCCCGCGTGGCCGGCGTGACGTTATGGCAGTCACCCGAACGGCGGTGCAGACGGTGGCCAATGATGCCCGCCTTGCCACGTTTGAGGCCAACACCAACGTGATCAAGGCGGTGCAGTGGATCAGCACCCTAGACAGCCGCACTAGCGACATTTGCATTGCCCGATCCGGCCTTGTTTGGACGCTGCCCGGCTATAAGCCGCAGGGCCATAACATTGAGTGGCAAGGGCCGCCGCCCGCGCATTGGGCTTGCCGATCCACCATCATTCCAATCACAAAGACATTCCGCGAACTTGGCCTAGACATTGATGAAGTGCCGGCATCCACTCGCGCCAGCATGGATGGGCAAGTCGCCGCCGATCTGACTTTCGGAGATTGGCTGAAAGGCAAGCCGGTAGAGTTTGCCGATGAGATGCTAGGCAAGGGCCGCGCCCAGCTTTGGCGTGATGGCAAGATCACTTTGCAAGACTTGCTAAACGCGCAAGGCGTCCCGCTAACGCTGCGGCAGTTGCGTGAGAAATACGGCTAATCCGCCACCTTGTTATTGACATCATAGTTTGTTAAAGTATCGGCGCTTGCAGCATGGGTTGCGCCCATGTTGGAGTTAACGGCCAGTGGCCATCAGTCCAGAGGACGCCAAGAATGAGCGAAGGCAATAGCGAGATTGAAGAACTGAAAGCGGCGGTGGACGCACTGAGTGCGAAAAACCGGGAACTGCTAGGCGAATTAAAGACGGTCAAAGCGAAGGCGCGGGGCGCTGACATTGACCCGAATGAATTTGCAGCCTTGCAAAGCGCCAATGAGGAACTTTTCGCCAAGCTGACCAAAGTCGAAAAGGAAAGCGGCAAGACAATCGAAGGGCTGCAAAAAACATTGCAGACCAAAGATGCCACCTTGCAAAGCTATCTGATTGATAACGGTTTGTCTGATGCCTTACTAAAGGCCAACGTAAGGCCCGAACTAATGCCGGCAGTGAAGGCGATGCTTCGTGCAAATGCCAAACTGGCCGACGAAGGCGGGCAATACAAAGCCATTCTTGGGGATAAGCCGCTGTCCGATGCCGTTATGGAATGGGCAGCCACCGATGAGGGCAAGCATTTTGTTGCAGCGCCCGCAAATGCTGGTGGCGGTGCATCTGGGGGCAATTCGGGCGGCAACAACATTCAGCCCAAGGGAAACCTTGGCGGTGACAAGACACAGCGAGTCAACGCCATTGCTTCCCGATTCCCCGAACTTGCCAATAATGGCTAACTAAGGATTACGTCATGTCTCTTTCGCAGATGCAAGTGTTCAACCAGTATGTGATGCCGGCGACGATTGAAACGCTGGGCCAGATGGTTGACAAATTCAACGCCGCTTCCAACGGCACCATCCGTCTGACCACTGCCGGTTTTGATGGCGATTTCTTGCAGGAATCGTTCTTCGCCGCCATCCACTCGGCCCAGCGCCGCGTTGATCGCTATGCCGCGCAAGGCTCCGCCAGCCCGACCGATCTGACCCAGCTTAAGCATGTGTCGGTGAAGATTGCCGGTGGTTTCGGCCCCATCCGCTTTGAACCGTCGCAGTTGACTTGGCTCCAGAAGCCGACCGCCGAAGGCATCGAAGTGGCCAGCCGCAACTTTGCCGAAGCCCTGCTGCGCGATCAGCTTAACACCGCCATTGCGGCGCTTGTGGCTGCTATCAGCAACCAGGCAACTGCCACGAACGACATCTCTGCCGGCACGAATGCTGTCATCACCTACAACACCATCAACGGCGCGCACGCAAAGTTTGGTGATCGTTCGATGGACATTCTGGCCAACGTCATGACCGGTTCCATGCTGCACAAGCTGGTTGACCAGAACCTGACCAACACCGCGCGCCTGTTCTATGCGCAGGGCGTCCAGGTCGTCGACATTCTGGGCAAGGCCGTGATCGTGACCGACGCACCGGCCCTGTCGGAAGCTGGCACCCCCGGCAAGGACAAGGTGCTTGGTCTGGTGGCCGGCGCTGCGACCGTGTTCGACGGTGGCGATGTCATCAGCAACATCGACACCAGCAACGGTCAGACCCGCATCGAAACGACGATGCAGGTCGATTACAGCTTCGGCCTTGGCCTTAAGGGCTATGCTTGGGACGAAGCCAACGGCGGCAAGTCGCCGACCGACGCCGAACTGGCGACCGGCAGCAACTGGGATAAGGTTGCTACCGACATCAAGAACACCGCTGGCGTTATCGCCATCGGCGACATGTCGTAAGACGTGATGGTGAGGGGCTGGCAGGGAGTGGCCAGCCCCAAACCTTTTGGGGGCGATGAATGAAGATTGCATATGAGCCGCACCCGGTGAGCGCAGCCCGCAAGGCTGAATTGCGCGCTGCAGGCTTCAAGATTTTAGATGCCCGCTACAAGCCGCCCGGCGCTGTTGTGAAACAACCGGAGCCTGTGCTAGAAGCTAAGGCAGAGCCGATCACGCCAGCACTGGCACCATCCCCGATCAAGCGGGGCAGGCCGCGCAAGGGAAGCTAAAAGATGGCGTTTGTTGTCGAAACCGGAGCCGGCCTTGCAAACGCTAACAGCTTTGCCAGCGTGGCGGCGGCTGATGCCTATGTTGCGGATCGCGGCATTACAGGCTGGTCAACTTTGACAACGCAAGCGAAAGAGCAGGCTCTAATCCGCGCGACAGATTATCTGGAAGCCACCTATCGCAGCGCATGGAAGGGCTATCGCAACACCGAAGCGCAGGCTTTGGCGTGGCCGCGTTATGATGTTTGGGTGGAGATGTTCCTTGTCGATAGTGACACGGTGCCATCCGCTGTGGTTCGCGCCACGATTGAAATGGCGCTTAAGGCCACGACAAACACCGATCTGATTCCCGACACAGGCCGCACGATCACCCGTGAAAAGGTGGACGTGATCGAAATCGAATATAGCGAGTTTGGGCCGCGCGGAACGCAATTCACAGAGATTGCGCGCATCCTGTCACCCTACACCAATTCAAGCAGTGGCGGCGCGTTTGCCTCTGTGACGGTGATCCGCACTTGACGGGCATTGCAGAACGCGCCGCGCTTTTGCTTGCCCGAGAGGGCGAGACGGTTAGCATTGCGTTCCCCGGCACACCGGCCTTTGATCCTGTGACCGGCGCAGCGCAGACGCCAACGGCTGCGACGACCGTGACCGGCAAGGGATATCCTGGCCAATACCGCAAAAGCGAACTTGATCAAACGACCGTGCAATCTGGCGACATTCGCTTGACGCTGGAAAAGATCACGCCGCGACCGGAAGTCAATTGCACGGCGACCGTTGACGGTAGAACATACCGCGTGATGGACGTGAGGCCGATCCGAAAGGCCGGCGCTGATGTGATTTACATTTGTCAGTTGAGGGCAAACTGATGAGCGGTGAGATGCTTCAAGTCGGCGGCGACATTTGGTTTCCAGTGCAGTGGGAGCGCGGCACTGTCGAAGCTATCATCGCAGACGGCGAGGAAATCACGACCGTGCTAATCCGCAAGGCCGATGGCACGCAAATTGCGCTTGATTATGCAGACGGCGAAACGGTGACGGTGCAATGAGTCAGACAAGCATCAGCGCCGCCCTAAGCGCCCGTCTGGCCACGCTGGCGGGCTATCAGGTGCAATGGGAAAACGCCCCGTTCAATCCGCCCGCTGGCGTCTATCTGGCAGAGGCATTCTTGCCAGCCGCGACAATGGCTGTGGGCGTGGCCAGTGCGTCAAGCGATGAATATAGTGGCATCTATCAAGTGAGCGTGATGGCTCCCAAGGGCGCGACCAAAGGGCCGCCAAGGGTGGCCGCTGATGCTGTGCTGGCGTTGTTCCCGCGCGGCCTGCAATTGACGCGATCCGGCATCACCGTGACGATCTTGCGGGCCAGCATGGGGCCGGCGCTCATGGATGGCGACCGCTATGCCGTGCCGCTGTCAATTGAATATCGGGCATTTGCATGAGCGCGGGCGGTGACTTTGCGCTTGATCTAAGCAAGTTTGCTGAAAAGGCAGGCGAAGCGGCTAATGCCGTGATTAGCAAAATCTGCCTTGATCTGACTT